GTTAAGAATGAACTTAGCGTTGGAAAAATTGATGTTGGAACAGAAATGGAATCTCAAGGCAATATGCTTTCCGGCCTCGCAGGTGCTTCCGTTAAGATTACTAAAAATATAGACGTTTCTGTTGGTGGAGTATTTGGTCAGGAAAATGGTATTCAAATAAAAACAGTTTATAAGTTCTAACGAAAGGAAAATAATATGGGCGAAACACCGGTTACAATTAAGTCAGTTACAGAAATCAAGGGTGATGAGACTATTCGATTCACTGTTGAGTATGAGAAGACAAGCATCAAAACAGCAAACGCAGTTGGCACAGCTATGTTGCTAGCTTTAGCAGGGTTGAATCAAGTACAAGCAAAGCAAAAGGGCTGGTTGTAAACTTTAATATATGATTGAAACAAGAGGAGTTTATATACGAACATTGAAAATTAGGGAGAAACAACGTCTTTCTATGCAAAATAAACATAGAGGGGAATTAAATCCTAATTATAACGGTGGTCGAAGTTTAAAAACTTACTTTTGTAAAAGTTGTAATAAAATGATTAATTGGCAAACTGCTTTAAAAGGAAGTTATTTATGTGCATCTTGTTCAAGAAAGAATAAACCTACAAATCATCAATTAGATTGTGAATGTGGTTCTTGTAGAGCTAAAAGAGGAGAATATAGAGGGGAAAATAATAGTTTTTATGGAATTCATAAGTTTGGAGAAAATAATCCGAATTATAAACCATACAAACAATTTTCCCCGTATCCTCTAGGGTGGACTAAAACATTTAGAGAACAAATTCGTTATCGAGATGAATATAAATGTAGAAACTGCCGAGTTCCAGAAGTTGAATGTAAAATAAAACTTCATGTTCATCATATAGATTACAATAAACAAAATTTAAATTTAAATAATCTTATTAGTTTATGTCACTCTTGTCATGTGAAAACAATAGTAACGAAAATAAATAAAAAAGAATATTGGATAAACTATTATAAGGATATAATTCGTGCTTGAGAAAATTACAGAACAAGAACTTCTATTCATGGAGGATTTTTGTGATCCTATTGCATTTATAGAAACCGTCTTCGGTGATTTAGATAACTTAGCTCGTTGGGAAGACGAAAAGTTTTCAGAAGTACGATTAGCTCAAGAATGTTTACTTTCATATGAATATTTTCTAGATTGGGATCCCACCTTATCTACTAACCCCGCACTACTAGAAAAAGCTAATTTTAGATTAAGAGAAGGTGCAGGTAATGTTTTTTGTTTTGGTGGTCGTAAATTTGGTAAAACTCACTTCGTGGAAAAATTAGATCTACTTGTTTCTATCTGGCATAATAAGAACGAAGATTGTGGATTTAGTTCTTACGATGCCGTTCACATACGTGGAGTTCTTGAAGAGATTATAAAAGTTCTTGAGAATCATCCACTTTACATTCTTCTTGAGGCTCGAATCAATCGAAGCCCAACATATAGATTCTACTTAAAAAATGGATACCGTTTAGAGGGAGTTAATATGAATCTCTCAGGCGATAATCCAGGTGCACAATTCTTCCAAAAACATTTTAAAAGATTATATATTGAAGAAGGGTCTTTTGAAACAGATCAGGTTTATAAAAATAGACTTGACAGTGTTAGTGAGAACGGTTGTGTGATGCGAGTTGCGGGGATGACTAATTTTACAAAATATAGTCCCGCAGGTCGAGTGTTCTACGACATGACTAAGAAACCCTGGATTGTTAACCTACCACAATATGTTAATCCAAAATGGGATAATAAAGAAAAAGAAAAAGCTATTAGAGAACACGGTGGTGAAGAAAGTTTAAGTTATCGTATTTTTGTGAAAGGTGAAGTTGTAGAAGATGGTATTTCGGTATTTGATATGGAACGAGTTCGTAGAAATTATAATGATAAAAGGATAATGAAACATTTTGAGATAACAAAAGAGAACTATACAAACTATCAACAAATTATTATTGTAGAACGTCCCGTTAATGCTGAAAAAATTTATATTTGTGCTGATGTCGGAGAATCCGGATCTTCAGAAATAATTGTACTTTCCGAAACAAACAGAAAATATAAATATATTTATAATATTACTCTTTATAATTTAACCGATAAAGAACAATTTGTTATTTTTAAATGGTTAGCAATTGAATTACAAGCCACATTTATTGGATTAGATACAACAGATCAGTTAGGACGTGCTATTTATAGATCATTGGAAGAAGTATTTCCTAAAGAGAATTTAGTTTGGTGTGGATTTAATGAAAAGATTGCTGTAGCATTTGAAAAAGACGAATTAACTGGAAAAGATAGTATTAAAGATGGTAAACCAGTTTATCGAGAAGAATTTGTAGATGGTTGGTCAATTAAAAGACTTAAAGATTTACTTTATGAGGAAGGTAAAATAGAACTTCCTTTAGACTATAGATTTGATGCTCAACTTAATTCAGTTATAGCTACACAATCAGGAGCAAGAACTTTATATAGTTGTGGCTCCGATGACCACTTACTTGCATCGTGGAGAGTATTTGCTATTGCACAGTGGTTTAATGAATTTATTAATGTAAAATCAATTATGAGAAAGAATTTTGCAAAATCAGGGGTATAATTAACTAATGGCTAAAACACTTAAAACAGCTATCCCAACTGGAACAATGGATTATAGTAAAAGAAAAGCTCTTAATCCTTTGTTGAAATGGTTGTGGGATTTACTTTCAATGTTTTCCGGCAGTGCTATAGCAATACCTTCCGACTTTAAAACTCAAGTGGAAAGTATTCGAGTTCTTCTAAGAGACGATCTATCTGGATTAGTCAATTCAACATTAGATTTTGCTATTGATTCTGCTATTGTTGATTATACAGTAGAAACTAAAAATACACAACTTACCGAAACTCTTAATGATTGGCTTGATAGAATTAATATTTCTTTAAAAGGTCGTGTTCCGGTCGGTGTTAACGGACTTGCTAAAGAATATTTTAGAGAAAGATGGAAAGGTTCATCTCTTCTTTTGTTAAGAAGTAAATGGGAAACAATTGACGGTTTTTATTTACCAACAACTATGTGGTTTGTAGATGGTGAAAACATTATCGTAGAAGATAAAGACGATGTAAGAATGATAGGTTCTGAACAATATGGGCTTTTAGTAGATAAAAATAAAGTTAAACCGTTGCCATCTGGAAAAGATGAATTAATTTTTGTTCAAAAACCTTATTCTTCTTGGAGTGATTTATATCCAGTGCCTTTTTTAATTCAACGAGGTATTTATCATAATTTAATGCTTCTTAATATGGTGAATCAGAAAGGTGAAAAGATTATCGCTAAAGCTATTGAATATTTATTACTCATGAAGAAAGGTAGTGAAAGATTATTTCTAGAAGGTAATATTGGTTATGATGAAGCAGATTTGAAAAAAGTTAAAGAAGATTTTCAAACCATGCTAGCGAACGGTCAGAGCGAACCAGGCACCCCTACATACACAACAAATTTTGATACACAAATGGAACATTTTATTCCTGATTATGCTAAAGTTATTAAACAAGAACTTTATAGTCCTATTGAAAAAAGATTATTGCAAGGTCTAGGTTTAGTTGAAATTGTTGAAGGCACAAGTTCCACTCGCAAAGAATCTATTCTTAATCCTAAACCCTTTATTGCTGAAGTTAGTCAAGGCATTGAAGATTTTAAACAATTGCTTATTGATATTATGTTGACAATTGAAGAAAAGAATAGTACTTCACATAGAAAGTATTTTGGTGAGAGTATTCATATTCATAATACTCCAGTTAAAAATTTTATTACTGATTCTGTTAAAGAACACTTAAGAAGTATGTATGATAGAGGATTAGTTTCTAAGCAGACATATAGTGAAGTTGCAGGTGAAAATATTTATTTTGATGTAGAAGTTGAAAGAAGAAAGAAAGAGACAGAGAAAGATCTTGATAAACATATGTACCCTCCTATTATTCAGAATCAAGAAGGACGTGGTTTTGATATTGAGGGTCAACCTATCCAAATAGGACCTACACCAAAAGATATTTCTCCAGAAAAGAAAGCAAAAGAAGAGGTTCCTTCTGATAAGAAAGGAATTGAAAAAAAGAATTATAAAGGTGGCAGAACAGTAGTAAAAAAAGATATTAAAGGAGATACAAAGTAATGGACAAAGTTAGAATATTTTTTGAAGATCTGACTTATCATAGTAATTACGAGTTTCTTGAGTTTGGTAAAGACGACGACGAATTAAAAGCAATTGCTAGTAAAAGAGGTATCGAACTACCTTCTAAAGATCTAGCAGTGTTTAAAGGCCGTTACGCCTTAGTAGATCAGAGAAATAAAAATGGTTGTACCCTACCAAAAAAAGAAGTACGAAAAGCATTAAAAACCTTAGTTGGCAAAGCAGTCGATAAAGACCACTTAAGAAAAGCCACTATTGGGTATTGGCTCGATGCTTCTCTTGAGGATGATGAGATTATATCCTATGGAGCTTTTTGGAAGGGCAATTTCCCTGAAGATTTTGAGGATATTCAGAATAGAATGAAAGAAGGAAAAGTTAAAATTTCATTCGAAGCTTGGGGTGATAGACAGATGACGGATGAAAAAGCGTATAATCTTACAAATATAGAGTTTGCTGGTGGAGCATTACTTTTTGATACTACGCCCGCATGTGACGAAGCAGAAGTATTAGAATTTGCAAAGGTGGTGGATCCAATTACAGAAATTATTTTAGATACAGATAATAAAATAGAAGAAGCAAGATTAGATTTTAATTATGATAATGAAACCATTGCTAGAATTATGTATGAAGCAATATGTCCAACATGTGAGATGAAGGGTTGGCATGATATTATGAGCATTGACTATGAAAACAATAAGATTTCTAGTAAGTGCCCAGGTTGTGGTGGAAAAAATGAATATGAATTAACACCAAAATCCACAATTATTAAAAAAGGAAAGAAATTACAACCAGTAGAAGAGTCAAAGATAGTAAAGAAAGAAAAAGAAATATCCACGGCTGTCCTAGAAGATGGTCGTGAAAAGGGAGGAACGGGAATGGAAGAGTTGTTAAAGAAATATAATAAGGCTTCTATTGAGGAAGTTGTTGCTAGTCTAGAATCCACAATAGAATCTGCTAACGCTTCTATTGCTTCCAAGGACACAGAACTTACCACTTTGAAAACAGACAAAGACGGTTTAGTTGCTAGTTTAGAAGAGGCGAAAAAAGCTGTTGAAATGGCTAAACTCGAAGTAGTTACTATCAAGGATTTGCTTGATAAGAAACTTGCCGAGGAAAAAGCTATGTTGATTAAGGCTCGTAGAGAAGAGCTTGGTGAAGAGTTTGCCAAGGATCTTTCTGATGAAGATATTCTCGATGCAACTAAATTCGAACTAGCTAAAACTAAAAAAGAATTAGCAGTTGTAAAAGCTTCAAAAGGTAAAGAACAGGGCGGTCTAGAAGCAGGTTCAAAGAAACCTGAAGGCAAAGACCCACTGTATACGAAACAAGATAGAATCCAAAAAAACGCTTGGGAGGAATAAAATATAATGGAAGGTTTTAAATATTCTCAGATGGAAATCGCAAGGATTATGGGTGAACCGAGAGATCCTCGTAAACCATATCCCGATTTGGTTACGGCCGTTGCTCAAACAGCTACTGCCCAACCGGATGAATACGTTTATTATTTCGATGTTTTGCTTGAAACAGATAAGGTGTTGACAATTACAACAACAGGTAATGTGACTTCGGAGAACGTTACGCCGGATGCACCTGCCTTGTTTGATTTTATTGATATTTCTACACCTGAGTACTATGTGAAGGTGACCGATCTGGCCAAAGCTAAAGAGGCGACACTTGCTCGTAAGCTTTTGACCATCAATCGTGCATTGAATGCTTATGAGAACTGGTATATCGTTCAGCTTGCTTCAGCGGCTGCGACAACAGCGTCTCATACACATACGCTTCAGTCTGGTCGTACACGTTTCTCATATGACGATGTTATTCTTATGATGGAAGATATTATTGATTATGGTGATAATTATACTCTTATGTTGGGTGCAACAATTGATAAGGATATGAAGTTGTGGGATTGGAATGATAACAAGTATGCTTCGATGAATGAAGCGTTCTTGAATCTTGGTATTACTAAGATCCGCGTTCCGAACCTTACGTTTACTCTTGATACATCAATGACTCCTAATATGTTGGACAGCAAGGTTGCTTATCTCGTTGCTAATAACACCGAGGTTGGTAAGCCTTTCTTGTTTGTTCGCAAGAGCTTGAATGATATTGATTTGTTAGGTGCTGCAATTAAAGAGAACGGCGATAAGCCCGAGAGGCTTGTGTTTGCATCTCCGAATCCTATTTCTGCGTCAGGCGGAACAACTCGCTATTTGGCAGTTGGCTTGACAGGGTACGAAGAGATCGTTGCCGCGTGTGTTAACCCATACGCTGTCTCTAAGTTTACACGTTCGTAATAGTTAGTTAACATCAGAGGGGGTTAGGTTAACCCCTAGCCCTCTCTCCAACCTAGAAAAAATCTAAATGATAGAAAAATTTAAATCAAAACATTTTTTGAGTTTAATGTTATTTCTGAAATCTCATCTCGACGACGATTTTTATATCACAGAAAATAATATTAGAAAATTTCATTTCACTACAACAGAACTACAAAAATTACTTAATAAATCATTTACCGATATATTTATTTTAGAAACTCAAGGTGATATTTCGGGACTTATTTTAATATGGAAATCTATTGGTGGAGACGTTAAAAGATATTTTGTAAAATTAAATGTTATCAATAAAGAAATAGCTCGACATCTTCTTACTATTTTACTATGGCATCAAAAACACGATTTATATATAAAAATAAAGAAAAATTCTAAATTTACTGAACTTTTTAAGGAGAAGGGATTTGTGTTTAAAGGTGATCGAGGAAAAGAGATTCTTCTATTCCGTGCTCATATTCCCAAACCAAAACTAAATGAACAATATCAGAACAAAGATTAGACAATTACTTGGAGACGTTTCTACTAGTATTAGTGATATTTTTACATATGGTAGCACTAAAGTTTTTACTTTAACAGAAAATAATGTAATTGCTATTACTTCTATCTTTATTAATGATGTTGAAATTTCTGATAGTTCATTTTCTTTTGATTCTACAACTAATAAGATTACATTAACATCCACTATGTTAAGTGGAGATATAGTTGAAGTAAAATACACCTACTATCCTAACTATTCTACAACAGAAATAACAAATTATGTTCAATGTGCATTAGTTCATCTTAGTGTTAATAATTATACAGATTTTCAATATGATAGTGATGACGATGCTATTTATCCAACTCCAGAAGTTAGAGAAGAAAATATCATTGCTATTATCACAGCTCTTTTAATGACACCAGAGAACAAATCCATTACTTTACCTGATATTTCCATACGAGTACCCAATGATTTACCTCTCAATGATAAAATTAGAAAATCTATTGCTATGTTTAAGAGGGATACTCACGGAACATTCGACCTACTATATTAAAAAAGTATGAAGTATGACATAAATTACTACTACAACATGTTACGCATGTATAGTAGTACCGCCGAGCAGATTTGTAAGATAAGATGGGATTTCGTAGCACAAATTAAACCACAGCTAGTTCTCGATTACGGGTCTGGTTGTGGTTTTTTTAAAGCCTACGCTCCTTCTAATATTACTATAGACACTTTTGATATTATGCCTATTCCTCAGTCAGGTATAAATCATCAATATTATGATTTAGTAACGTTATGGGATGTTCTAGAACATGAGAATTGGGGTAATTTAGAACGAAATTTTGATATTCAGATGGAGAAGATCTTTGACATAACAAATTATATAGCTTTAACTGTTCCTATTCTACCAGAAGGACAAGATTTTCTTAATTGGAAACATAGAAAGCCTGAAGAACATAAATATTATTTTAGTATTGATATTTTAAATAGATTTTTCTCAGTGAGAGGATTTAAGTTAGTTAATAGTGGATATCCAGAATGCGTACTTCGCAAAGATATCTACTCAGCCATTTATGGTAAAAAATGAAAAAATTGATTTTAATAAACCCTCTATCTCCAGGTGATATTTTAATGATGACTGGAACAATAAGAGATCTTCATCTAGCTTATCCAGGTGAATATATTACTGATGTACGTAGCCCTTGCCCAGAAATTTTTATCAATAATCCCTATATTACTCATTTAGATGATAACGATCCAGAAGCAGAACAAATTAAGATGGATTATCCAATGATTCATCATAGTGGTTATACCGGTCTTCATTTTTCAGATGGTCATAGATTATTTCTTCAAGACACACTAAGAAGAAAAATACCAAAGACTAGTATGAGGCCTACAATCTTTTTAGATCAAAATGAATTAAATTGGGTTAATCAAGTTCAAATGGAATATGATTATGACGGTCCGTTCTGGTTAATAAATGCTGGTATTAAAGGTGATTATACTCTTAAACAATATGCATTTTATCAGGAGGTGGTCAATCTTCTAAAAGACAAAATTAAATTTGTACAAGTTGGTCATTCTGCACATAATCACAAAGCACTAAATAATGTATTTGATATGAGAAGTAAAACAAATCTGAGACAGTTATTTCGATTGTCTCATCAGTCACAAGGAGCTTTATGTGCCGTTTCTCTTCAAATGGTTATTATGCAAGCTTTAAAAAAACCTTGTGTTATTATAAATGGTGGTAGAGAAGGAATGAGATGGCAAGCTATTAATGATCATGTTTTTATTCATACTAACGGTCAGTTACCTTGTTGTTTAGAAGATGGATGTTGGAGATCTAGATTTGAAGATTGTGATAATAAAATTGATAACGTGCCTAAATGTATGTGGATGATTAAACCCGAAACAGTAGCTCAAGCTATTGAGAACTATTTTATCGGAGGAAGGCTTCAGTATGAAAAATAGAATATTTAAAACACAACGTAAGAAAGGATTGTCAATGGACACACCAAAAGAAATTAATAGTTTAGAAGAGTTAAATATCGTTTTAGAGGAATCTGAAGGTTATGCTGTTGGGATAACACTTTTGAATAAAGGAGTGTTAAATCATTATCTACTCACTAAGAAGTTTCCATTGCTCGATTTGTTGAAGTCGGGATCAAAAGTTAAGGAATTAATGGTGGAAATGCTTGAAAAAGATCAACTAACTGAATTCTAAGATGCTTAAAATTCCTAATGAGGTTATATTTTCAGTATTACGTATTTTAAAAAAAGTTAATCCAGGTGACTTATATTATGAGGCTTATTTAGGTCACTTGGCTAAGAGGCAAGAATCGTTCTTTGACATATATCATCTCGCGTGGGCGTGGGCGATAGAACATAAACCTAAGAGAATATTAGAGATAGGTACACGTACTGGGTTATCTATGTGCCAACTACTTTCTGCTTATATTGATTATTCTAATATTGAGAGAGTGGTTTCTTTTGATTTATTTAATGATGGATTTATATCTCCATCTTTAGTTAAACTAAATCTTAAAAGTCTAAATATTCCTCAAACTGTGATTGATAAAATTGAGTTTGTTATAGGTGATTCTAAACAAACAGTTCCTCAATTCGTTAAAGATAACCCTACTCAACAGTTTGATTGGGTATTAGTTGATGGATCTCACGAAAAATTAGACGCTAGATTAGATTTAGAAAGTGTTCGTTCTCTTGTAGCTCCTGGAGGTATATTAGTATTTGATGATATAGATCCAGATGGAATGTCATTAGATGATGTGTGGCAACAATTTAAATCTGATTATAAAGATGAGTTTGAATGGTTCGAAAACTACGATGGGAAAGGCGTTGGCTGGGGCGTAAAGAGATGATACCCTACCTTCCTTCTCCTGACAAATTAATTATGCATGATAAGGATATCGAGTATTTTACAGAATACTCAGCTCCAGTTATGGAAAATCTTCAAAGGATGCACTTTACAAATATTAATAGTACTATTCCTTATTTTGGTCCAATGCTATATTTCTTAGTTAGACAGTTCGGATGTGAACAAATTTTAGAAATAGGACACGCGGAAGGATACTCTTCCTTTTATTTAGCTCACGGCGTTAAAGATAACGCAATACGATTTAATATGCAGGGTAATCGCTATTATGGTATTGATATCGTTCAGACAGAGAGAACAAAGGAGAACCTAGAAAAAGAAGGTCTACCTGTAACGATTCTCAATAAAGATTCAATGACTTTAGATACAGATACATTCCCTGGGCTTATCTTTGATATGATTTTTCAAGACGGATGCCATGATACCGAACACGTGATCTATGAGTTCAATACGATGTGGCCACAGCTTAAAGATAAAGGAGATGGATATTGGATAGCTCATGATTCAGCCGGACCGGCATGGGAAGGATGTAAAGAGATTAGAAGAATTTTACAGGAACGTAGCGAACCGCATGAAGTAGTAACTTTAGGAGGGGGATATGGTTTAATGATTATACGAAAAATGGCGAGATTTGATTACAATGATAATCCCTGGAAGGATTAGTTTATGAGAGGAGCAGCTGAATTTGTTAAAAAACGATTTTTGTTTCCTTTGACTATCGCTGAAGTTGGTGTTGAAAAAGGTTTAAATGCCGCTGAGATGGTTCAGAAGATGAATATTGATAAACTCTATGTGATTGACGATTACTTACCTTATAGTGACTATCTAGGAGGTCTATGTCCTCAATATATTCAAGATGAAGTTTATCAAATAATGTTCACTAATCTTCGTTCTCATCTCGATAAAATTGTTTTTATTACAAAAAGTTCATTGTTGGCCGCAACTTTATTTTGTGATGAGTTTTTTGATTTTGTTTATATTGACGGAAATCATAATTATGAGAGTGTTAAACAAGACATGACCGTTTGGTTCCCTAAAGTTAAAAAGGGAGGAATTCTAGGAGGACATGATTTTGACACTCGTAACATTACTCGTCAAGATGTAGCGGAAGCTGTTAAAGATTTCTCTCGAGAGAATAGTGTTGATTATATAGTTTTTCCTGGAGACCAACTACAATTTAGTGATTGGGGTATTATTCGATGAAATATACTTTTGTGAGTGCAGTGAGTGCAAGTTTTTTATTTGGTCTTAATTGTTCCATGAATATGGCGAAACATTTAGGAACAAACGCTGATTTTCATATTATTTATGATAATGATATCACACAAGAACAACGAGATTCATATACTAATGCTTTTCCTTTTAAAGTTAAATGGTATCCAATTCAAGAGATTTGGAATAGTATACCAATTACAGCAACTCTTCATCAACCGTCTAGATTTTGGGTAACTCCTTGGGTTCTAGCTTCTAGATTATTAGACGAATATGACTCTATTTGCATTCTTCAAGGTGATGAATTTTTGATGGCAAACGTGAATAGTTTATTTAAAGTAGCTGCTTTAACGGATATAGTAGTTGCTGCAGAATATCACACTTGTGTTGAATTTGAGGATTTACCGTTTGGAAGTGGTAAATCAATTCTCGATACTGTCGGTTATGCTCTTTACGACCAACTTGTATTTTGTGGTAAAGCAAACCGTCAGATTTTAATTGACACTTACGAACAACAATGTCGTGATTGTCCTCCGGGGCGAAATGATTATCTATGGCAAGACCCTCTCACAGCGTTAAATCAGGCTTGTGCTAATCATTTGAATAAAGATAGAGTTATAGGATTAGATGGTCATACATGGACTTACGACTATGGAGCTTGGTGTCGCTATCCTTTAGCGTATGATAGAAGGACTCATAGAATTTTTGACAGAGAAGTAAGATTGCACGGATGGCACTCAAAATGGTTTATGGAAGGCATTGTAACCGCAGCTATTACTCGAGAAAGAGAAGCGGGTAATTTTGAAACGGCTAACATTATAGCTCACAATTATAATACTCAAAGAGAGATAATGGTTCACTTTAATGAGATGACTCCAGCAACAAAGAATGATAACTATACAAAAGAAATATGGGAGACAGTATGATTTGCCCGGCATGTAATTTAGAAGAAGCTAATGAAGAACTTGTAATATCCGGTCACACGTATCATTTTTGTGGGTTCGACGCGTATAAGTTAGATAGGTTCGCTCATAATATGGAAGCCGGTCATTCTGTCAATATCCTCTGGGGGAACGGTAGGATAGGATGGGGTGAATGGTTTACAATTCGTGATTTTCTCCGTGAACATAATATTAAGGAAGTCCTAGAAATCGGATGTGGTTTGTCTACTGAACTCTTTATAAATGAAGGAGTTAAGTTAGTTGGATTTGATACGCACGCGACACATGTGGCTGCTTTAAAAAGACTTGAACCTATTAAAAATTATGTTGAATTACATCATTACGCTGGAGACGGGACGCCTGGTAGTATTCCTCCTCCTGTCGAAGAACTTTACCCGGGAAGAAAATGGGAATATGTGTTCGTCGATGGGCCACATCAGAGATATAACGAAGTTCAAGTAGCTACGCGTGTGTCAAGTCGATTTATTCATTTACATGACCCGAACTTAGGTGAAGAAGTATTTTTCCCTGGAACAGAGTGGAAAGAACTAGCTAACGGTAGAATTTTTGAGAGGGTTCAATGACAAATCACCATGAACAGATGTTAGCGTTCTACAAAGAGTATTTTCAAGATAGACCTATTGTTGGTATTGAGATAGGAACGGCTGAAGGAATGTTGACGAAAACTTTGTTACAGTTTATCCCTAATATTACTAAACTATATACGATTGACCCTTATATTCATGTTCCTACGAGCCATTATGAAGCTCATCATGTTCAGGAATGGCATGATGATAGAAAACGCCAAGCTGAAGTAGCTTTAGATATCTATAAAGATAGAGTTGTTTTATTACAGATGGGAAGTGATGAAGCAGTAAGTCAAACTCCCGATGAAGTTGATTTTATTTATGTCGATGGGGATCACACAGAAGATCAAGTTATTCGTGATATCAATCATTATATGCCGAAAGTTAAAGATGGTGGAATAGTGAGTGGTCACGACTTCCCTACTTTAATTGGTCCATTCTATAGAGATGGACTTTTACCTCGTCCTATTACTCTAGGAATTGATTTAACATGGTGGTTAGTTAAAGGTAAAAACTACTAAATGTCTAAATATGCCGTAATGATTGGTTCTAGTCACGCTTATTTACAAGGATTAAATTGTACTCTAAATGCTTTAGATTATTATGAAGTAAAAGATATTGATGTTTATGTTTTTTCTAATAAATTTCTTAAAGAATATTTTGATTATGTGAAAGATAAATTTAGTTTTCCTTTATATTATATAGATGCTGAAGAGTTATGTCCTTCTGAAGAAACACATTTTGCTGATGATGGAGGAGTAGCGTGGAAAGATGTAATGTTCTTTTGGGGAAAATATCCTCTTCTTTATCAGATTAAAGATAAATACGATGCTATTCTTCATTTAGATGCTGATATGATGTTAGTTGATGATATTTCAGAATATTTTAAAATAGCGGCTGATACGGGAAAGTTATTGATAGCTGGAAATGATAGAAGTACTTATCCTCTTTCAGAAGTTGCCAATCCTTATTTTCATAAGACTCCCGATAAATTTTTAGAATTTTGTATGGGGTTTCCGGTATTAAATTATGTGTTTTGTTTTGACGCCAAAAAATATGTTCCTCTTTTAGACTATGTTTGGAACTTACGTAATAATCATGTCAAAAATACAAAACATTTTGGTTTAGAAACCGCTTATTTTATACAAGGTCTTTATGAATGTAATTTGTTAGATAAAGTCGTTCAATTACCTTTTAACCATTGGATAGCGGATAATTATTTATGTAAAAGTCCTATTCCGTTAGAAAAAGATAAAAACGGAAAATATCATCTGATTGCTCCCGATGGACAGAATATTAAAGTTGTTCACGGACGATTTTGGAATTACTATACAAGTGAACATATGATTGAGTTATCTGATCCTAAACTTCATCAAGCTAATTCTCCAGAATTATTCTCTAATGTTCTTAAAAATTTCGAAAATCATACTAAATTAACAGATTTTTTAAATTTTGATTGTAAATCAAAGATTGGTGAAGTATTAGCTCTCGCGCCTCATTATGGCAGTTTTTTATGTAAAGATAGAGCTTGGGATAAAATATCACGTTGGCTCGAAACCCCTTGGCCACATGGTGAGACAGTATGACAGGATTTAAACCTTTCGATAATTTTCTTATAAATTACTGTACTATACCTGGGAAGATATTAGATGTTGGAGGTTCGGGTAGTATAGTTCAGATAACAGTTGAACCAATGGGGCATAGTTACGAATCATTAAATTTAGGATGGGGAACATATAATGTTATAGATGACCCTTGGCATTGGACAATGATTTCAGATAATACTTATGATTATGTTATTAGTCTGACAGCTTTTGAACATATTGAATTTCCTTGGTTAACTATGTTGGAGATGGTTAGAGTTACTAAAAAAGATGGATTAATTTATATCGTTGCTCCTTCTACTGGAGAAATTCATCCAAATACTTTTGATTGTTGGAGATATTTACCTGATGGTATGAGAGCTTTAGCTAAATGGGGGAAAGTAACCATACTTGATGTAATTCTTGATGAAAAAGAAGCGTTTAACTATTGTGAAGGTATATTTAAAAAATAAGGAAAAGTATGATTATAACTGATGTAAAAGACGGTAAGAAATTAGTTGAGTATTTAGATACAGGTGAATATAAAAAAGTATTATTACCTTCTTGGCACGGTGTAGGAGATTTAGTTATGTTTATGGCTCCAGTTGCTTATTTACGCAAACTATATCCAAATATTCAAATTGATGTTGGGTTAGCTAAAGGTCTTCAAGAAGAAGTCTTTTTTGATGGTATTCTTCTACTTGAAGGTGATTGGAGAGAATCACTTAAAACTTCAGATTATGATTTAATTTTTGCTTGCGATATGCCTCTTGAAGATGCTAACGATACTACAAAAACTAAAGCAGAAGTATGTTGTGAAAAAGAGCTAGGGATACCTCCTATTTGGGGGCATCTTGCGATTAAATCTAAGAAGTTAGTTGCTGTTCATTTTCAAAATACCTCAGTTTCTTCAGTAGCTAACTGTCCAGAAGAAGTAGCACAAAAAATTTGGAATGAGATTATAGAAGCAGATTGTATTCCAATTGAAACTCTTTTTAGACACGGGTTTCACAACCCCACTAATGAAAAATTTAGTTTTGTTGGAAATAATTGTAGAGAATGGCCCGCTAATTTAGATACTCTTATTGCTCTTCTAGCTCACTGTGATTATTTTATTGGTGCTGTTTCTGGTAATTTTCATTTAGCATTATCTTTACTACCATATAATAAAGTAGCTTTACTTGAGAATAGATTAAAAGCTGGTAATTTTACTAAATTACCTATTAAAACATTTGACATAACTAACTATCGAGAAGGCGAGGTTCGAAGGTGGTTATTAAATGAATAATTATGGACAAATATATAAAATAACTAATCAAATTGACGGTAAGGTTTATATAGGTCAAACTATAAATAGTTTAGAAAAAAGATTAAGAGAACATATTTATTCTTCTAGATTAAATCAAACTTATAATAGTTGTTTATTTAGAGCCATTAGAAAATACGGTGAATCTAATTTTACTATTCTTTTTAATCAATTATTAAAAAAATATAATATTAAATCAGTTCAAGAAGCTATTCATTGTAACGAGTTATGGAATTTAAATTTAGGTATTACTGTTTGCATCCCCTGTCATCATAAATGTCACAGTAAGGAGAAAAATGTCTGATTTTTCATTTATTGTTGGTGCAACACGAGGATATATTCCCGAACTAACAGGTTTATTAAATTCTTTAGATTATGTTGGGAATACACAAGATGTTCATGTATTAGGTATTGAATTATCTGAAGATTTTACTTCTCAGTTTTCTAAGTTATCATATAATGTTATTTATCATAATATTTCAGAAAAAGAATGGGAAGCAGATCGCGGTAGAAGTGAAGTTGTGTGTCGTAAACGATATTGGTACGCTGCAGAAATAGGAAAAGACTATAAAGCAGTATGTATTTTAGACGCTGATCTTGTTTTTGTTCGTAATCCTATTCAGTTTTTTGTAATAGCAGAAAAGACTGGTTATATTATCGGTCCATGTAAAGAACAGAATAAAGTCTATGATGACCCTCATCATGAAGTTGACGGACAATGGATTTGGAACTTTCCGCGAGGTTATTATAATGATAAAGATTTATGTAATTGCCCTGTGTTTCTAGATACTAAGATATGGGATGAGGCTTTAAGGATGAGTTGGGATATCTTTTTTAATCATGATTATAAAGCTCCCGATATGGATGCTATGAATATGTGTTTTATTCAATACGGTGGTCATGATAAGATTATTAAATGGGCGGGTAATCAATGGCTTCAAACTAATGAACAAGGGTTAAAGCCTTATATTCGTGCTGTTGAGGTACGGGGGAAGAT